AGTGCCAGAATTGGCGGTACGCGGACCGAGGCTCTTTATGGTTCTGATCCTTCTTTTATGCAACAGCTCATTGAGCGTTACGACTACCCCAGCGTTTTTGATCCTGTACAAGGCCAGATGGTCATTCCTACCGGCAACGAGCCGGAAAGTATGCGTATGGCTCGTCCACGTCATGACCTGCCGACGTATCCTGAGTTAGAAGACGCACGGGCCCATATGCTTGGTTCTGCGGTATTGGCTAAAGAGTATGGTCCAGGAACTGCGGAAACGGTTGGTGATTTCAACGAATTTTTGGATCGTTTTGGGCCATGGCCGTTTGGCGGACAGAATGCGCGTGACGCGGCGATGGATAAGCGCAACAACGCTGTTGGTCGTCAGATATTTACGCAAGCTGGTATGAACGCCAGCATTCAAGACCTGACACGCATGGTAGATGCGAGGGTTTTTGAACAATTGGATCAGATTATGGGCCGTACAAAAGAGGAGCAGATGACGCCAGCCCCGGGTCAGCCTCGCGCTCCACGGAACTTTATGTCACCTCCCACAGGGCCCGATGTTTACTTCCCCCGCAATGAGCAGGGTTATTTTGATACGACGCGTCGGATTATGGGTGTTTCGCGCCCATATCTGAATTATCAGTGATCGTATCGGGGAGAGTTGAATGGCAGACCCAGGACTGAACGGATTTAAGAGCAGCTTAGTAGACAGGAACGTTCCGTCACAGCTCTCTGAGGAAGATTTAGCTGCGGAAATGGAAATTGAGCTTCCGGATTCGCAAAACAATGTAATGGCGATGATTAACGCGGAAGGCGTTGGTGAGATTGGCATTACGCCTACCGAAGACGGTGGGGTTGAGATTGACTTTGAACCGCAGGATCAGCGCGGTCAGAACGAAGATTTTTATGCAAACTTAGCTGAAGAGATGCCTGACCGCGAGTTACAGCGCATTGCCAGCGAACTTCTGGGTGAATACGACGCAAACAAGGCAAGTCGTCAGGACTGGGAGGATGCGTATGCGAATGGTCTCGAACTTCTTGGCTTCACTTATGAAGAAAGGACGCAACCTTTCAGAGGCGCTTCGGGCGTCACTCACCCGCTTTTGGCGGAAGCTGCAACCCAGTTTCAAGCTCAAGCATTTAACGAGCTGTTACCTCCTTCGGGGCCCGTTAGAACTATTGTCATGGGTGCGGAATCGCGTGAAAAGGTTGCTCAAGCGCAGCGCGTAAGAACATTTATGAATTACTACATCACGAATGTGATGGAGGAATACACGCCAGATATGGACCAGATGCTGTTTTATCTGCCTCTGGCCGGTTCTACGTTCAAGAAAACGTATTATGACGAGACGCTAGGTCGTGCGGTATCCAAGTTTGTTCCTGCGGAGAACTTGGTGGTTCCTTACGAGACCGCGGACCTCGAGACATGCTGCAACATCACGCAAGTGGTTAGAATGTCACTAAACGATCTGCGTAAGCGCCAGCTTGCCGGGTTGTATTTGGACGTTGAAGTTATCCCTGCTCAGAAAGATTTGACTGAGATTGAGGATAAGCTGGACCGCATTGAAGGTATTGAGCCTAGCCAGATTGATTATGACTGCACCATCCTTGAGTGCCACGTTGATCTGGACCTGGAGGGCTACGAAGATTTGGATTCCGATGGCGAGCCTACCGGCATTCGGATTCCGTACATTGTGACTTTGTCGATGGACAACGGTCAGGTTCTGTCGATTCGCAGAAACTTCCGCGAAGACGACGATCTGAAGAAAAAGATCGCGTACTTTACGCACTACAAATTCCTCCCGGGCTTCGGCTTCTACGGGCTTGGTCTCATCCATACGATTGGCGGGCTGTCACGCACCGCCACGGCGGCACTGCGACAGTTGATCGACGCCGGTACGTTGTCCAACCTCCCTGCGGGTTTCAAGGCCCGTGGACTGCGTATCCGGGATGACGATGATCCGTTGCAGCCCGGTGAGTTCCGAGACGTGGACGCACCGGGTGGGGCTATACGGGATAGCCTCATGCCGCTGCCGTTTAAGGGCCCAGACCAAACGTTGTTTAACTTGCTGGGCTTTGTGGTACAGGCCGGTCAACGGTTTGCCACGATTACGGACCTCAAGGTGGGTGACGGCAATCAACAGGCTCCGGTGGGCACGACCATTGCGATGATGGAACAGGGCTCGCGGGTCATGAGTGCCGTTCACAAGCGCTTGCACTACGCGATGCGTCAGGAGTTTAAGATTCTTGCTCGCGTGATGTCTGAGTATCTACCGCAGGAATATCCGTATTCGATTGCTGGTGGCGACCAGAAGATCATGGCAAAGGATTTTGATGACCGCGTGGATGTTATTCCGGTCAGTAATCCAAACATCTTTAGTCAGGCGCAGCGCATTATGCTGGCGCAGACAAAACTACAGCTCGCGGCCCAAGCCCCTGAGATACACAACATGCACGAAGTATTCCGTGACATGTACGAGGCTTTGGGAGTGAGCGATGTAGATCGTTTAATGAAGGCAATTCCTGCGGAAATTCCTGAACCGCTTGATCCGGCGCAGGAAAACATCAACGCATTGGATATGTTGCCGTTGAAGGCGTTTGAAGGACAGAACCATCAGGCGCATATCTCGGCGCATTTGACGTTTGGTGCATCTCCGCTGGTTGCTCAGATGCCACCGGTGGCTATTTCGTTGCAGAAGCATGTTATGGAACACGTCCAGATTGCTGCGCGTGAACAGGCCGCGGTGCAATATTTGCAGCAAGTGCAACAGCAAGGTGGCCAGCCTGCCGATGACGAGCAAATGTTGCAGATCGAGCAGCTTACCGCACAGCTTGTTTCGGAAGGCTTGCAACAGGTCAAGCAGATGTCTGGCGAACTATCTGGCGCGGGGGCCCCGGACCCACTTGTGCAGCTCAAGGAGCAGGAGCTTCAGCTCAAGGCACAGTCCGATCAGGCCGACAACCAGATCGACCAAGCAAAGGTGCAGTTGGACCAGCAGTCCATGCAGATGCGGTCAAACCAATTCCAGCAACGTTTGGCGTCGCAGGAAAGGCAAACGCAAGCTCGTATTCAATCGGCGATGGAACGCGAGCTCCTTAAACAACGTAACAATGGAGGGTCACCCCAATGAAAAATCGTCCAGTAAAAATTAACGGCTCTGCGCCGAAAAATCCGCCTAAGCCTGAAATGGTCGGCAAAGAAAAGAAAGCCCCTATTGCAGGCGATAAGTTCCGCCGGGTAAAAACCCGTGGTACTGGCGCTGCTATTAAAGGCACAATGCACATGGGCTGTTGCTGATATGCCGCTGAAGAAAGGCAAAAGCCAGAAGACTGTAAGCAGCAACATCAGTAAGCTGCGGGATGAGGGCTACCCTCAGAAGCAGGCTGTGGCGATTGCGCTTTCTAAGGCGGGTAAGTCAAAAAAGAAGAAGGTGGTGAAGAAGGCCAAGGGCGGAGCCATCAAGGGATTTAGTCCCATCGCGCGTAAGCAGCGTTTTGAAGGAGTGTTCTGATGTACGGCGGTTTACAGCTTAATGGCATCCCAAATCCTTTCCGTCGCCCTGAAGATCAGGGTATTGCCTCTCTCGCCCCAACTGGCGGATAAAGTAACTTTTTAAAAGTTATCTTAATGATACAGTGTCCCTACGACTTGTTCGGTCTGTTTTAGATCACCATGGCAGGCATTGTAGGGGCGGATATGGGGGTTTCTGCTTGGATGTCCCGTAAATAATCTTTCCAAACATCGGCTTTGGGTATAGGATAAAATGCGGGAAATCTTAGGAGGAGCCCTATGTTACAAGCACTAATTGGTCCGATAACTGGTCTGCTGGACAAGTTCATCCCGGACGCCAGCGAAAAGGCCCGGCTTGCACACGAAATTTCGACGATGGCCGAAAAGCAAGCGCACGAGATTGCGCTTGCTCAGATCGCAGTCAATCAAGCAGAAGCCGCTTCTGGCTCAGTGTTTAAGGGTGGTTGGCGTCCCTTCATCGGATGGACCTGCGGAATTGCCTTTTTGTACCACTTTGTCCTTCAGCCGTGCATGATTTTTGCCATAGCGGTATTTGGGGTTCAACTACCAACACTTCCAGAATTTGACATGGGAACGCTTCTTACTGTTCTAGGCGGTATGCTTGGTCTAGGAGCGTTGCGTACTGTAGAGAAGGCGCGAGGTGTCGCAAAGTGACGTTTAAACTGTCACGACGTAGCTTAGATAAACTGGACGGCGTAGACGCCGGACTGGTTGCTGTTGTCAATTACGCGATTACCGTAACCAAGACGGATTTTGGCGTTATCTGTGGCCTCCGCACAATAGAGGAACAGCGTGAGCTGGTGGCTAAAGGTGCCAGCCAAACCATGAGTTCTAAGCATATTGGTGGTCATGCTGTGGACTTGATGGCTTACCTTGGTTCTCGTGGATCGTGGGAATTGAATATCTACGACGAGATCGCAGACGCCATGAAAGAGGGCGCACAAGCGGCTGGGGTGGGTATTCGCTGGGGTGCCGCGTGGCACATTCCTGACATCCGCGATTGGGACGGCACAATGGAAGAAGCGATGAACGCTTACGTCGATTTGCGCCGTTCAGAGGGCAAAAGGCCGTTTATCGACGCCCCACATTTTGAACTCGCATGATTTTTTTTCATCCTAGCATCTTTGATATAAGATATGCTAGGATACTATCGAATATTGTTCGATTTTATGCGAGGACTGGATGAATGAAATAAAATTTACCGAAGCGGTGTTCAGGATACTCCGAGAACGTCGCCAAGGTTGCGTTGACTACATGACCAATGGAAATGTTAAGTCAATGGAACACTATCGTGAGCTGATGGGCAACTTGGAGTGCATTACTCACGTGGAACAGGAACTCAAGAGCCTGCTAGATAAACAGGAGCGTCAAGATGACTGAAGCAGCTAAATTTGATTTAAGCGCCGTAAAAAAAGGCGTTGAAGAACTTACTAAAATAACCGAGGAAGCTAAATCCACTAAGCCAAACCTCGCCGACGCTTACGTCGAAAAACCGCGCTTAGACCCTTCCAAAATTGAAGGAAGTCTTCTCGAAAGAATGCCCGCACCTACTGGATGGCGTATTCTGATCCTCCCCTACCAAGGCAAGTCGAAGACCGCTGGCGGTATCTTCCTTCCTTCTGAGGTGCAGGAAAAGAGCAACATCTCTACACAGGTGGGCTATGTCCTAAAAGTTGGTCCTTTAGCATATAAGGACACTGACAAGTTCCCCTCCGGTCCGTGGTGTGAAGAAAAGCAGTGGGTAATGTTTGCCCGCTATGCTGGATCACGCTTTCAGATCGACGGCGGAGAGGTCAGGATTCTCAACGATGATGAGATTCTGGCCACCATTATGGACCCTGAAGACATTCATCACTTGTAAAGGTATAAAAAAATGGCGCAAGCAAGAGAGGATCACGTCGAGCTTGATTTCGACAACGAGACGGATACCGAAGTAGAGGTATCGGAAAGTAAAGTTTCCGATAGTCCTAACGACGATTCCGAAGACCAATTTCAGAAGGCCGAGACGTCAACGCAAAAACGCATTGATCGTCTGACCAAGAAAATGCGCGAGGCCGAGCGCCGTGAGCAGGAAGCTATTCGCTATGCTCAAGCGGTGCAGAACGAGGCTCAAGGCCTCAAGCAGCGCATGAATAGTTTGGACACAAACTACGTCACTGAATACACCAATCGTGTAAACACACAAATTCAACAGGCGGAAGAAGCGCTTGCCCGAGCAATTGAGCTGGGCGACAGCAAAGCCACAGTAGAAGCGCAACGTGCTTTGACTGGGTTGGCGATTCAACAAGACCGCGCCAATCAAGCTAAGATGCAACAGGATCGGTATCGCCAGCAACAGGCGGCAGCGGCACAGTATCAGGCTCGTCAGCCTATGCCTGCCCAGCAACCGCGTAGGCCTGATCCTAAAGCAGAACAATGGGCTCTTCGCAATGCATGGTTTGGCTCAGACGAAGCCATGACCTATGCAGCTTTCGGGATACACAAAAAACTCGTCGAAGACGAAGGATTTGACCCGCAAAGCGATGACTACTATACTGAACTTGATCGCCGTATCGCCGATAAATTCGGAAACGGCGGGAACGGTACTAACAGACGACCCGCTCAGACGGTTGTTGGTGCTTCAAGAAATGTTTCTGGGCGCAGTGGGAGAAAGGTTCGACTCACCCCGAGCCAAGTCGCGATAGCGAAGAAATTGGGTGTGCCGCTTGAAGAATATGCGAAATACGTGAAGGAGTAAGAGGATGGGCGAACACGACAACCAAACCGGTGGTTCGACCATCAATCGGACTTCTCGCGCTAACCAAACCCGGGAGAAACAAGCTTTTCGTAAGCCTTGGGCTCCCCCGTCTATGCTAGATGCACCACCTGCCCCTGATGGCTTCAAACATCGTTGGATTCGCGCCGAAACGCGTGGTTTTGACGACACGAAGAACATCAGTGCCAAGATGCGCGAAGGTTGGGAATTGGTCCGTAAGGACGAGTATCCTGACTTTGAAGCGCCTGTTGTCGATTCAGGTAAATATCAAGGTGTATTTGGAGTTGGCGGATTGCTACTCGCACGGATTCCAGAAGAAACTGTTGCAGAACGGACACATTACTTCAATCAACGGAGTAGAGACCAGATGCAGGCAGTCGATTCTGACATGATGCGCGAGAATGCTCACTCAACCATGCGGATCGGCAATGCTGATCGGCAATCTCGTGTAACCTTCGGCGGTCCTCGTAAATAGGACTGCCCCAATAGGAGAGAACTCTTATGGCAAACGCAAATACTGCCTACGGTCTCCGTCCTATCGGGCTTGTTGGTAGCGGTGCAAACACGACTGGGGTAACTCAGTATGAAATCGCCTCCAACAACACCAACGCGATCTACCAGTATGAGATCGTAGTACCTACTTCGGCAGGTACTATCGACCAAGCTGGTGCGACCGATGGTGGTACTACCCAGGCTTTGGGTGTCCTGATGGGTGTGGAGTACGTCGATTCCGTACAGAAAAAACCTGTATGGCTTAACTACTGGCCCGGTTCGGGCGCTGTCAGCGTAGACACTAACCATCCGGTTAAGGCCTATGTTGCCGACGATCCGAATCAATTGTTCAAGGTGGCTTCTGACGCCTCGCTGACCAACCGCGCAACTGCTCTGGCAACCGTTTTCGCGAACGCTTCGCTGGGCACCTCTGCTCGTTCTGGCAGCACCAACACTGGTTCGTCCACTGCGGCGTTGTCAGTGTCGTCCGTCGCTACTACGGCAACATTGCCGCTACGCATTGTTGGCATCATGGATGATGTTGCTAACAGTGACTTCACGGCAGCGGGTATCCCGCTTATTGTTCGCCTGAACGCTCATTTCAACGCTGGAACCCGCCGGTTTGATTCTCAAACCACCGCGGACTCCACCGGCATTTAAGGAGGGCTAAACAATGGCTATCTCTCGCGCACAACTAGCGAAAGAGCTGGAACCCGGCCTTAATGCCTTGTTCGGGCTCGAATATAACCGTTACGAGAATGAACATAGCGAAATCTTCGATGAGGAGTCTTCGGACCGCGCATTTGAAGAGGAAGTTATGCTCGGTGGTTTTTCCACAGCACCTGTTAAAAGCGAAGGCGGAAGCATTAGCTTTGACGATGCACAGGAAACTTACACTGCTCGTTACACTCACGAAACCATCGCGCTGGCGTTCTCGATCACTGAAGAGGCTATCGAAGATAACCTGTATGATCGTCTGGCATCGCGCTACACCAAGGCTTTGGCCCGTTCTATGGCCCAGACCAAGCAGATCAAAGCTGCTGCTATCCTGAACAATGCGTTCACGGGTGGTGCTTCTGCGATTGGCGACGGTGCAGCACTTTGCTCGAACGCTCACCCATCTCTGTCGGGTAACCAGACTAACCTTCTGGCGACCGCAGCGGACCTCAACGAAACTTCGCTTGAGCAGATGCTGATCGACATTGCTGGTCTGACTGACGAGCGCGGTCTGAAGATTGCTGTTCGCGGCATGAAGCTCATCATTCCGAAAGAGCTTCAGTTCATCGCAGAGCGAGTTATCAACTCGAACCTGCGCTCTGGCACCGCAGACAATGATCTGAACGCAATGAAGTCTATGGGTATGCTTCCTGAAGGTGCGGTGGTTAACCACTTCCTCACCGACACCGACGCATTCTTCATCAAGACTGATGCGCCTAACGGTTTCAAATACTTCAACCGTTCGCCGATCAAAACGGCAATGGAAGGTGACTTTGACACCGGTAACATGCGCTTCAAGGCCCGTGAGCGTTACTCCTTCGGCGTGTCCGACTGGCGTTGCGTTTTCGGTACTCCCGGCGCAGCTTAAAGTATGGTATAAGGGACTTGGGTCACGACGATCCATCCTCCCTGAAACTGCACTTGAGGGGGCTCGAAAGAGCCCCCTTTCTTTTTTGCGAACATATGTTATTATTCGAGCAGGGCTTAACATATTAGCTTCGTAGACAGGCATCAGCCCACCTGACATTGCACAGACTACGAAGCGAATCCTTGTGCAAGAGGTGACACATGGCAAATACTACCTTCTCTGGTCCCGTGACTTCCGATAACGGTTTCATCGGCGACATCAAAGTTCCCACCTACACTGTTGCTACTGCTCCGTCTGCTTCTTCTGCTGGCGCGGGTACGCTTGTGTATGTTTCTGACGGCGCAGCAGGTTCTGCCATTCTGGCGTTCTCTGACGGCACCAACTGGAAGCGTTCTGACACTGGCGGCACTATCGCATCATCGTAAGGAGGTGAGCTATGAGTAATCGTTTTAAGGCACCTTCTGAAGAAGAATTGGCAGCCCGCGGTCTCGACAAGGATGGCAAGCCTCTGAAAAAAGAGGTGGAAAAAGCTGCTCCTAAAAAAGCGACCAAGGAGAAAAGCTAATGGCTAATTCAGACGTAAAAACAAAACGTCTGACTGGGACAGGAGCGGCCAGTATTGGTCGCAACCGTCTTCGTCAGGTGCAGGTGTTGACTGGGGCAGGCGCTGGTCGTTTGACGCTTACAGACGGTAACGGTGGCGCAACTGTTCTCGACATCGACTTTTTGGCATCTGATTCCCACTCTGTAAACATCCCTGATGATGGCTGTCTGTTTACCAACGATTTGTATGTAAGCGTCTTCACCAACATCACGGCGATAACCATCTTTTACAGCTAGGGGACAATCTTATGGCGACGACAAAAGACGTAAAAAGGTTGCCGTCAGGTAGATTGAGTTATCGGGGAGAGACATTTGCAGGATTTAACAAACCTAAACGTACCCCCGGTAAAGCCAAAAAAAGTGCGGTCCTCGCTAAGAAGGGGTCTGACGTTAAGCTGGTTCGTTTCGGCGATCCGAACATGGCAATTAAAAAGGATCAACCGGGACGTCGAAAGAACTTTAGAGCGCGTCACTCGTGCGACACTGCAAAAGACAAGTTCAGTGCCCGTTACTGGTCCTGTAAAGCGTGGTGAGGACGAGATGCGAGTAGAAGACGTCTTGGCAAAGCTAGAGAAACACGAAGCGGAATGTAATCTGCGGTATCAGCGGATTGAAGAAAAGCTGACTGAGCAGAAGTCCGCCCTAGACCGCTTGGACATCAAAATTTGGGGTTTGGCAATTCTTATTTTAGTGGCCCCATTAGTGCATAAGTTCTGGGGAGTTTAATGAGCCTTGCTTTTTTAAGACCCTCTTTTGAAGTAGAAAAGGCAGTTTATCACGAGCTGATAGACTGGTCTTGCACGGTCTTGGAAAAAGTAAACCCTTACTTTAACAACCTTCCTCCTTGTCCCTACGCACGACAAGCGTGGGCAGATTCCCGCGTCGCGGTACTGTTCAAGTACGAAACCAACAAGCAGACGCTGTACAACACGGTTTCGCAGTTTGATGATAACTTTGACGTCGCAATTATTGTCGATTTTAAGTTCGACGAAGACCCTGATTTATTCCACACCTACTTAGACGAAATGAATGACGTCATTGCGGACGGCATGTTTATTGACCGAGACATTTGGGTTATGGGGTTTCATCCGCAT